GCTAAGTTTTAGAATTAAATGCGAAAAGAGTTAAGAACTCAATTCGCATTTATTTTTTACCATATTTTCGGCGTAAATGCGTATGGGTTCAAATACTCATACGCATTTATTTTTTTCAGGAAAGGAGCGGGAACAGATGGCGAGGAAATACAAAAGGTTAGTATTTTCCGACAGGCAGCAGATCGAGGAAATGAGAAACAACGGCAACACGGAAAAAGAGATCGCGGCGGCGGTGGGCGTTCATATCGCGACGATTTATAGGGAACTGGAACGCGGCGCGACGGACGAAAAGTCCGGGTATAGCGCGGAAGTGGCGCAGCGGGCGATCGGATAATAAAGGAAAGAGAGGATCAAACCATGATGACAGTCAGGAATAGCAGCGACGCGCGGCAGGCGTATTGGTTCATCGAGCATATGAAGGGGCTTCCGTGGGCGGAAGAAATCATTAAAGGACTTAAAAAGGAAATCAGGGGATTTTTCAGACGGCAGGATCGGGAAAAGGATCGGCGTATCGTAAAAGACTACGGTATCGACGGATATATCGAACTAATCGAACTTCCGAAAGATATTAGCACACTGGAAAACGCGAAGGAGTATGTCGAAGAATACGAAACGATCAAGGCGATTCCTTCCGCCTATGATTGCACAGGACAGGCGTTCACGTCATGGACAAAGACATTCGAGCGTCAGGGGCGGTTTTTCGCATACAGAAGCGTATCGTTCGACGTATAGGCGGAAAGAGAGGATCAAACCATGAACAGAAAACCATTTACACCACAACCGGGAACGGGGTACTGGAATCAGGGCGGCGGAACATTCGATTGTCTGCCGGTATTGGATGACGGACGGGCGGTTATGAGGAACCGGGCGTCCGGGTGGACACTGACCGCCCACGGCGTCGGAATCTACGACGACGGTTCGATCGATTGGGATTATTCCACGGACGGGCGTTTCGAAGAAAAGCAGGGGCAGCAGGACGCGGCGGAGATCATGGCGGTTTTGACCGCTGCCGTCGATACATGGGGCAAGGCGGCGCAGGTTGATATGGCGATCGAGGAAATGGCGGAACTTCAAAAGGAACTTTTGAATGAACGCCGGGGACGGAATAACCATATCGCGGAGGAAATGGCGGACGTCCGGATCATGCTTCAGCAGATGGAAATTATATTCCAGAACGCCGGGGACGTGGAGCAGATATTCCGGGAAAAGGTCGCCCGTCTGGATCAGCGGCTGCACGACAGAAAGGGGGGCGCGGGCGTAATGGTAAATAGCGTACTATTCAGCAGTAAAACGGATCAGTGGGCGACGCCGCAGGACTTTTTCGACGAACTGGATCGGGAATTTCATTTCGATCTGGATCCATGCGCGGATGAATCGAATCACAAAACGCCGGAATATTTCACAAAGGAACAGGACGGGCTTCTGCAGGATTGGAGCGGGCGGCGCGTTTTCTGCAATCCGCCGTATGGTCGGAAGATCGGGGCATGGGTAGAAAAGGCATATAGAGAGGGGACAAAGGACGGAACGATCGTCGTTATGCTGATTCCCGCCCGGACGGACACGCGGTATTTTCACGATTTCATATTGCATAGATCGGAAATCAGGTTCGTTCCCGGTCGATTGCGGTTCGGGGGGGGGCGTCGCAGTCCGCGCCGTTCCCGTCTATGGTCGTAATATTCCGGGGCGCGGGTATGTAGCACGATAACGGCAGCAGGACAGGAAAGAGAGGATCAAACCGTGAAAGTATCAGAGTTATTAAAAAAGATCGGAAGCATAGGCGGGGCGGAAATACATATCGCGTTCAAGGCGGACAAAGCGGATCAGGATCCGGACGTCGTGACACTGAACGGGGACACGCCGGAAGAAACGGCGAATCAGATTATCGAGCGGGCGGCGAAGTATTCGCTTAAGGAAATCAGTATCGCATATAATGACGTCCAGATCACGGCGGTAAAGGCGGCGAAACGCCCGCCGAAGCCGAAAACGGAAAAAGTATCAGAGGAACGCAGGGAAGAACAGAAACAGGCAATCCGGGACGAAATGGAACGTCTGAAACAGGCGGTCGCGGAATTGGTGGCAGCGGTCGCCGAACCGTTCCGGCAGGTCAGAGAAAAAGACAGACGCCGCGCCGGGGCGTTATTGGGTAACATTCGGGCAGCAGTCCGCCGGATTCTGACACGTTTATTCGGGATCCGGCGCGGGGAATGAGCCGGGGGAACGCGGTCACGGAAAAGCAGCTTCGGGACGAAGTGATCGCGGACATGGTGGCGATAACGGATTTCGCGAAAGACCGGGCGGCGGAATGTGAACAGCCTCGGATTCAGAACGAAAAGCGGGGAAAAGAGATCGAGCGGCTTCTTCTGTCCCTGATCTGGTATGAAAGCACATATGACGAACTGTCGGATCCGGCAAAACGTGAATTCCGGGAAGTGTCGGAGCGGATCGGGAAAGAAAACGGATATTCGAGAGAGGGGCGGGAAAATGATTAAGATTATAAAACCAAGACAAAGCGGGAAAACGTCTGAACTGATCCGGCTATCGGAGAACAGGGGCGAATATATCGCGGTAGCGACGAAAAAACGGGCGGAATGTCTGTTTCAGCAAGCGCGGGAAATGAAAGCAAAAATTCCTTATCCCGTCACGTTAGGGGAAGCAGCAAGGGGCGGGATCGATCGGCGGCACATTAGAAATATTTTGATTGATGACGCCGACGCGGTATTGAAAGAAGCGTTTCCGGGCGTCCAGATTGACGTTATAACGATGACGGACACGGACGCGGATATTCCGGGCGCGGACATTCAGGAAATGACGTCGGGGGAAGGCTGCGATTTCTGCAAAATTGCGGGGAAATTACTTGACGTCATAGAAACGGACGATCGAATATTCGTCGGACTGTCAGGCGCACATATTCAAATATACGACGGGAATTATCCGGGCTTCGTCCATTGTATCAAGATAAGGTTTTGCCCGATATGCGGGCGGAAATTATAAAAATTCAGGAAAGAAAGAGAGGATCACAAAATGGGAAAGAGTTTAGCAGATTTATTCACGCCGGAAACAGATATCGTTATTAAGGCGTCGGAACTGTTCGCCGTAATGCAGGAAGCGACAAAGGCGGAGTTATTACTGAACGCGGCGAAATGCGAGGTTCCGCACACATACGCCCGGCAGATCGCGACGGGGATCAAAGAGGAAGCGCCGAAGCCGCAGACGCCCGTTTCAGTCAATATTGACTTGTCATCCGGGAAAGATAGCGGCGGGGCAGCAGGAGCCGACGACGGGGCAGCAGGACAGGCGGAGCGGGCGGAAAACGACGCCCCGGCAGCAGGGCGGACGTTCGGTTCCGGTTCCGTGGGAATCGTCAGGCGAAACGAACAACGCGTCGAATGGATCGACATTCAGGACATTATCAGGAAAGGACGCGCGGGCGTATCGCTGCCGCCGGGGACGGAAATCAATTTCACGTTAAAGAACGGGGATCCGGCGCAGGTCGTTATCGTGGGCGTGGATCATTATCAAAAGGGCGACGCCGTGTTCTGGTTCCGCCGGATCGTCGGGCGTCACTGTATGAACCGGAACGACAGTAACAAGGGCGGATTTTCCGGCGCGGAGGATATGCGGGAATATCTGGAAGAAATCTATTCGTTATTGCCGGACGAACTTCAGAACGTGATCGCGTTACATAAGACCGTCCAGAAAATCGACGGGGAAACGGTGGAATGTGAAGATCGCCTGTTCCTGGTGACGGAATTCGAGGGACGCGGCGACACAATTTATTCCGAATATAACGGCGTCGGAAAACAGTTCCCGTTTTTCAAGGAACGCCGGAACCGGATCGCATACGACGCGGACGGGGATCCCGTTTTTTACTGGACTGCCGATCCGTCCGCCGCGAACACGACGAACTTTTGCATTTTCAACCTCACCGGCGACAGCCACGGCTACTACGCGTCCGGCGAGGGCGGCGTCGCCCCGCTATTCGTCATCGAATAATCAGAGAATCGCGCCGTCCGGCAGCGGCGGCGCGTGAAAGGGGCGGGAATGTTAGATTTCGGATTTTACAATATGGACTGCATGGACGCCCTGCGGGATTTCCCGGACGATTATTTCGATCTGGCGGTCGTGGATCCGCCGTATGGAATAAAGGTTTTCGCAAAGGACAACGCGTCCCGGTCAAAACTGGCGACGTCGAAAAGCTATAAAAAGTATGCGGGCGGCGATTCTGCCGCCCCGGAACCGGAATATTTCGCGCAACTGAAACGAATATCAAGAAATCAAATAATATTCGGCGCGAATCACTTTATGGACAATATCGCCGAGGGGTTCCGAGGGCAGGGGGGGACGATCCGTCGATTTCGTCCCCGTGTTGGATCGTATGGGACAAGCAAAACGGGCAGAACGACTTCGCGGATGGCGAACTGGCGTTTACGTCGTTTCCGTCCGCCGTCCGAATATTCCGCTTCACATGGGCGGGTATGCGGCAGGGGAATATGCGGGATAAAGAGATCCGCATACATCCGACACAGAAGCCCGTCGCGCTTTACGACTGGATATTTCACAACTACACGGAGCGCGGGCAAAAGATTATAGATACACACGTCGGATCCGCGTCGTCCCTGATAGCGGCGCACAAAGCGGGGCTGCGGTTCGTTGGTTTTGAACTGGATCCGGATTATTACGCCGCCGCCGTCCGGCGGTATGAGCGGGAAACGGCGCAGTTATCAATTTTCGATTATCTGGAACAGAAGGGAGAATGAAAGAATGGAAAAGCAGGTCGTAAAAGTCGAATCGTTATTGACGGTCATATCGCCGGGACAGGTCGTCCGGATCATGGACGACACACTGTCGAAAAGCGGCGCGGGCGCGGATCCGGACGATATAACGATTTTTAAGGGGACGGCGGTTAAGGCGTTCCGGGAATTTGCCGGGAAAGGCGCGACGATCAAACACATATCGCCGGAAGTGGAGCGGGAAACGGCGGACGCCGCGCCCCGTTACGTCATGCACATTTTCATATATCAGAGGGCGGGACGATGAAATTATCGGAACAGTTAAAGGTCATCGTACCGACGGACAGGATCCGGATCATTCAGGGCAAGCGCGGGAACCGCGATCCAGAATATGATCCGGGGAATAAAATTCTATATTGCGGGTGGATGGGGCAGCTTCAGCACACGGACGCGGAAACGGAATTTTTGACGCGGGATCCCGAAGTCGTCCGAATGGTCGCACATATGGAAATCCGTCACAAGGAATTCCGGGAACGCGGTTTAATGCCGCCGTATGAACCGGAAGTCACGCGGATGTATGAATTTAAGGATATGACGATCTTTCTTTACTACGATATTTATATTCAGTGAAAGGCGGAAACATGAGAGTAAAGCACGAACCGACAGCCGCGACGATGGCGGGAATATATCGCTTAATGGATATGGAACTGGAAGATCTGAACGCGGTCGATATCCGGGAAGCAGATCAGGCGTTGCGCCTATTATGCGAATCGGCGGACGCGATCCGGGAAGAATTGGACGACGCGATCGAGGTTATGAGATATCCGGGGAATTTATCGGGCGGGGGCAGGACGGCGGAAGGACTACATAACCAGTTCACGCAGATATACCGGACGGCGATCGAGATCGCGGGAAAGACGGTTCGTCTGGCAGCAATCGCCCGGACGGGGATCATTCAGTCGGAAATTATGAACCCGATCGACAGGGCGCAGACAGGGGAGCGGGAAAGATGGACTTAAACAGAAATTTAATTTATGCGGTTGATTTCGACGGGACGTTATCATTCGGGCGATTTCCCGGCGTCGGAGATCCGAACGAAAACCTGTTCCGGTTCCTGATATTGGAAAAGCAGCGCGGGGCGCGTCTGATCCTGAATACCTGCCGGACGGGAGATAACCTGAAAGCGGCGGTGGATTATTGCCGGGATCACGGACTGGAATTTGAATTCGTGAATGAGAACCTGCCGGAACTGATCGAATTATACGGCGGGGACACGCGGAAAATTAACGCGGATTTCTATATCGACGACAAGGCAGTAAACCCGATCGCCGGACATTTTACAGTCGTTCCGGAGGGGTTCAATTTTAAGAAAGAAAGCGAGGAATCAAACCATGTTTTTCAGAAAGTGGAGCAGTAAAAAGGACTTGCGGGAAGCGTACCGGGCGGCGGAACTGATTCAGACGGCGGAAACGGTCAGGGAAGCGGATATGTTGACGGGTTACGCGATCGGGATTATCGACGAAAAGCAGCGGCGCGGACGGATGACACGTCAGACGGCGGAAGCGATCGCCGAAATGGTGGACGCGTTGGGCGAGGAAATCCGGCGGGACTTGATCGAGGAACGCCGCGACACTGAAGCGGAGCGGGAAGAACGGGAGCGGGAGAAGATCACACAGTTTCCGGCGGTCATAGTGGAGTAACAAAAGGATCCCGGCGTCGGGCGGGGAACCGTGACGCCGGGATCCATAGAATCAAACCATTATTATTATAGCAAAGGGGCGGGGAAATGTCAAAACGCACGAACCGGAAAAACCAGAAAATTATAAAGAACACGAAAAACAGGATCCGCAACGGGACAGAGTTTCCGGTCGCGGAATCTTCCTATATAAAGAAAGTCCCGAAAAGCAGAACGGGCGTTCGATAAAAGGGCAGGGGGACAGGCGGCTTCCCGTCCTTGTAATGGGTATTAAGATATCAACCATTTTCAGAAAGAACGTCAGGGGCGGTTATATGGGAACGAAAAGAAAATATTTTGATGATTACGATTTTGAAGCAGCATATCAGAAAGTGATCGAGGATATGGAACAGGATCAGGTCGATCGTTATCTGAAAAAGCGGACAGGGATCGCATATCAGACAAAGACGACAAAAGCGGGGAATCAGCTTGAAGCGGATATATACCCGGTTTTCGGAAGCAGGAAAGACGCGCCACGGACAGCGCGGAGAAATAAAAGCCGTCCCGCACAAAAGAACCTGAATAGCAAGAGGGCGCGGCGGTATCTGAATAATTTGGTCAGTGCAAATTTCGGGGAAGGGGATCTATGGTGTACGTTCACATATGACGACAAACACCTGCCGCCGGATCCGGACGCGGCGGATCGGACATTTACGAACTTTATTCGCCGGATAAACAGGCGGCGGAAAAAGCGGGGGCAGGAAAATATAAAATACATATGCGTGACGGAGTATCGGGAAGATGAGGGGAAGGGGACGCGTTGTCATCATCACGTCATTATGTCCGGGGACGTTGACCGGGACGAATTAGAAAAGATATGGGGACAGGGCAAGCGGAACCAGACACGCCGGATCGATCCGGATCCGGAAACGCACGTCGCCGGAATCGTGAACTATATTAGCAAGGATCCGAAAGGGCGGAAGCGGTGGCGGGCGTCAAAGAATTTGAAAAAGCCGATTGTAACGCGTTCCGTCTGCAGGTTCGGGAAAAGGACGGCGGAGCGGATGGCGACAGACCGGGCATATCTGGAAAGCAGGATCCGGAAATCATATCCGGGTTATAAGTTCATCGACGCGGAAGTCAGGATAAACGATATCAACGGCGGATTCTACATATACGCCCGAATGGTTCGGGATTGAAGCGGGATCCGGTCGTGATATAGAGATTCAGGAAAAGAAAGGAGAACGAACAATGTTGACAATCACAACCAACAAAGCAGAGGTTAAAGGGATCGCGGAACGGCGGATCACGGAACGCGCCCTGCCGATTACGGACTTCTGGACGAAGCGGATCGTAAATCTGTTAGGCTTTTCGGATTCAGACAGACAGACGATCATTCACAATTTGCGGGAGAACAGGGCGGGGGCGACGGACGCGGAACGGGACGTCACATTCACGGCGGGCGGCGTTGCGTCTGTCGTGGTAAAGGTCACGATCCGGATCGGGCAGCAGTCCGGCGTCGAATGTTTCATCCTGTCGATCCGGGACGTTCTGGAAAGCCGGGGCGAACTGGACGACGAACAGGAAGAACAGGAACCGGAAGTCGTGGGTATGCCACACGCGCCCGCCGTCAGAGTGATAACACGACAGACGGGCTTCTGCCGTTATTGCAATCAGGCGCGGATGATAGAAGCACCGGACGGATTATCGGCGGCGGATCTGAACGAACTGGCGTCACAAGAATGTGACTGCGACGAAGCGACGCGTCAGCGGGAGCGGCGGGCGAAAATGGAAGCAGCCGGGGCATGGGCGAAGAATATATTCAGCAATCAGAACGGGCAGCTTCAGACCGTGTTATGTGCGATCCGTTCCACGTTCGAGGGCGCGATCGATTATGTCACAATCAAGATCGGCAAACAGACACACAAGATCGACACGGATTCCGACGGGATGATCCGGATCCGGACGACGTTCAGGGACAGCAACGAAGAAACATTCTAAAAAAGCAGGAGGGCGGCGGAATATTGAAACGCTATTTTCTGGACTACAACGAAAGACAGATCGTTCACGCGGCGGTTCGTATGGATTCCCGGCGCGGGAAATCGTCGCCCTTTTCGCAGCGGGCAGCGGAAGCAATCAGGAAAGCGAAGGACGATATGGACGTCGGGGATATCGCGCCCGACGTCCGAAGCGTCATCGTTGACAAGATATATCAGTCTATCGCATACGGGCAGCCGTGGGAGCGGTTGGGGGAAACATATTGTTATCGCGGGCAGTTCTACCAGTTGCGAAAACAATTCTGTTATCTGGTGGCGGATTATATGGGACTGATAGACGCAAGGCGGCAGCGGGGCAGCAGGGGGAGCAGATAGGATGGCGAAAGATTTTTCAGACTGGTTTTATCATTCGCCCGCATGGGAGCGGACGCGGGCGGCGTATATCGTTCACGCGGGCGGGTATTGCGAACGCTGCCGACGTGAGGTCGAGCAGGGGAAGCGGTCGCTTGCGGATATGAAGCCGATAAAGATTGTCCACCACAAAATATATTTGACGCCGGAAAACATAAACGATCCGGCGGTCAGTCTGTCGTTCGACAATCTGGAGGGCGTCTGCGAGGAACACCACAACCGAGAACACAAGGCAAAGGGAAAAAGATTTCGTTTCGATGAAAACGGATTCCCTGTCAAGCTATGAGGATATAAACGAGCGCGGCGCAGACCGCCCCCCGGTATGCGCTTTTTGCGGTTGCGTTTTGGAACCGAGGGAGGGACTACCAAAAAACGCTGCAATACGCGCATATATAGGGGGGGTTAGGAGAATCTTCAATTTATGGCGGAAAAAAAGAACACAATTCCGGGAAATTCGGAAATATTGACAGAACAGAACGTGAAAAAAGAATATAACGCCCTGCGGCGGATGTTCCGATCGGTCAAAGACGACGATCCGGACAAGATGAAACTTCTGGAACGGATTATCGAGGAAGTCGCGTTCCAGAAAGTCGCTATGAAAGCAGCGCGGGCGGATATGATTATCCACGGACTGCAGACGACGACGAAAAACGCGTCACAGAAATTCGTAAAAGAGAATCCCGCCGTCCAGACATACGACAAATACGCCCGGTCGTATGCGTCCAACATGAAAACATTGATCGATATGCTTCCGCCGAAACAGAAAAAAGAGGTTTCGCGGGTTATGCAGCTTCGGGGGGATATGTAAAGCATGAAAAGACGGACGACGGCAGCAGGGGCGGAACCACGCCCGCCGATAGCGGACAATTATATATTCCGGTATTACGACGCGATCCGGCGGATAAAGCGAGGGGAAAAGGTCGAGGGCGTCCGGGCAGCAGGACAATTCATTCACGACATATTCCGGATCCTGACGGACGGGATCAAGTCGGGGGAATACCTTTTCGACGCCCGGAAAGCGGAAAAGGCGATCCGGTTCATAGAAAATTTTTGTCATCATTCCGAGGGGCGGGCGGATCTGTTAAAACTGGAACTATGGCAGAAAGCGGCCGTTTCCACGATATTCGGGATCATGGATCCGGATCGCCCGGACTGTCGAATGTTCCGGGAAGTCCTGTTAATCGTCGCCCGGAAAAACGGTAAAACATTACTGGCGGCGGCGATCATGGCATACATGGCGTATATCGACGGGGAATATGGCGCGAAGTTATATTGCCTTGCGCCGAAACTGGATCAGGCGGAATTATGTTTCGACGCCTTTTATCAGATAGTCCAGTCGGACGACGAACTGAACAACATCACGAAAAAGCGGCGGACGGATATTTATATTCAGGATTTCAACACGTCAGTTAAAAAGATCGCCTTTAATTCCAAAAAGTCCGACGGATTTAACGTCTATTTCTGTCTGAACGACGAGATCGAAGCGTGGCGCGGCGATTCTGGATTGAAACAGTACGAAGTCATTTCATCCGCCACGGGCAGCAGGGCGCAGCCGCTTATAATGTCAACCGGGACGGCGGGTTATGAGAACGAAGGAATTTATGACGAACTGATCCGGCGGGCGACGGCGTTCCTAAAAGGGCGGAAAATCGGGAAAGAAAAAGAAAAGCGGCTGCTGCCGTTCCTGTTCATCATCGACGACGTGGAAAAGTGGGACACGCGCGAGGAAATCGAAAAATCAAACCCGAATCTGGACGTTTCCGTGTCATGGGAGTATTACCGGGAACAGATCGCGATCGCACATTCGAGCCTATCGAAAAAAGCGGAGTTTTTAACAAAGTTCTGCAACATCAAACAAAATTCGTCGGTCGCGTGGCTTGATTTTCAGGACGTGGAGCGGGCAGCGGCAAAGGACGCGGACGGGATCCCGGCGTCGTTATCGCTTGAAAGTTTCCGGGGGTGCTATTGTGTCGGCGGAATCGATCTGTCACGGACGACGGATTTAACGGCGGCGGCGGTCGTCATCGAGCGGGACGGCGTGGATTATTGTATCGTTCAGTTTTTCATGCCGCAGGAACGCTATAAACAGGCAATCGACGAAGAGGGCGTCCCGTATAACATCTTCAGGGAACGCGGGTTCCTGACGTTATCAGGGGATCATGTCGTCGATTATCACGACGTTTTCAAGTGGTTTTTCGATCTGGTAAAGGTTTATAAAATAAAGCCGCTGAAGGTCGGTTATGACAGATATTCGGCGCAGTATCTGGTTCAGGACATGAAAGACGCCGGGTTCCATATGGACGACGTATATCAGGGAACGAACCTGACGCCGATCCTGATCGAGTTCGAGGGGAAATTAAAAGACGGGCGGATCATCATCGGGGACAACGGGCTTCTGCAGTCGCACCTGTTGAACGTCGCCGTGGATATCAGTCTGAACGATTCCCGGATGAAGCCCGTCAAGATAGACAGGCGGTCACATATCGACGGATCCGTCGCCGTGTTCGACGCGTTCACGGTCAAAATGAAATACTATAACGAGATCGGGCGATTACTGGAAAATCGCGGAAAATGATCCCCGGCAGCGCGACGAAAATTTCGTCATTCTGTCGGGGTTTCGTTTTGTATGATAAGGCAAGATAGAAAAATTACGCGAAAGAAAGGGGGCGGAATCCGTGGGACTGATTCGGGATTTAATCAACCTGCGCCGCGCGAAATATTCGCCGTTTTTCGCCCTGCGGGGCGATTATCAGGCGAACGGGAATCTGGCTGATTCTGATATCGTCGGAGCGATAGCGAACGCGATCGCGTCCAACGTGGGAAAGCTGCAACCGCAGATCGTCCGCCGAACGGATGACGGACTGTCCGTCAGAAACGATTATTTGTCCCGGATCCTGTCGCTTCGATGGTCGCCGGAACTGGACACATATTCCGCATTATACCGCATGGCGTCCGATCTGGTTTATCATTCTAACGCCTACGCGGTTATATTCTACACGCCGGACTTCCTGCGGGTTCAGTCGATCACCCCGGTCACGGCGTCAAACGTCCAGATATGGGAGGGCGAAAACGGCGTCCTTCTGTTCCGGTTTAGATGGGATTACGACGGAAAGTTCTACACGCTGCCGTATCAGAACGTGATCCATATCCGCAGCCGTTTTGACCGGAAGCGTTTCATGGGAACCGCGCCGGACGGACAGTTGAAGAATACGCTTGAACTGATCGACACAACCGGGGAAGCGTTGCGGGCGGCGGTCAGGAATTCGGCGAACTTAAAGGGCTATTTGAAATATAACAATTTCATTGACGACGACGAACTGAAACAGAAAGTCAAGGATTTTCAGGACGCATATATGTCGGCGTCGAACGACGGCGGGATCGCCGGACTGGATAATTCAATGGATTTCCACGAAATCAGTCAAAAGACGCCGAATATTCCAGTCCTGCAGTCGCAGTATTTCAGGGATAACGTATATCGGTATTATGGCGTAAACGAAAAGATATTGACGTCCACATTCACAGAAGCGGAATGGAATTCGTTCTATGAAAACGTCATCGAACCGATATCGATCCAGTTATCGCTTGAATTCACGTTCAAATTATTGTCGGAGCGGGAGCGGGGCTTCGGAAACAAGATCATTTTTACCGCGAACCGCCTACAATACGCGACGCTTCAAACACGGATGACGATCGGCGGCGGATTATTTGACCGCGGGATCATTACGATAAACGAATTCCGGGAACTTATGTATTACGAACCGATCGAGGGCGGCGACGTGCGGATGATAAGTCTAAATTATGTCAAAACCGGGGATCAATCGCTTTATCAGGTAGGAAAGGACGACGGCGGAGAGAACGGCGACGGCGGGCAGCAGGAGCCGGAACAGATACCGGAAAACAGGATCCGGCAGTCGGCGGTTTATTTCCTGAAAACAGAGAGAAAAGGGGGCGGGCAAAATGCCGAAAAAGAAAATATTTAACTGTTTCGAGGTAAAGAACGAAACGGCGACGTCGGCGGATCTGTATTTTTACGGCGATATCGTTTCGGACTGGTGGGGCGCATGGCAGGAAGAAGATCAGTACCCGGAAGCGATCAAGAATTTTCTGTCCGGGCAGCAGGGAAAAAGCCTGAATATTTATATCAATTCCGGGGGCGGTTCCGTATTCGCCGGAATCGCTATTTACAACATGATCCGGCGTTTCGCTGAAACGAACGACGTTTCCGTCACGGTGGACGGACTGGCGGGATCGATCGCGTCCGTGATCGCGTTCGCCGGAAACACGCCGCCGAAAATCCCGTCGAACGCGTTCCTGATGATTCATAATCCGTTCGCGCTTGTCGAGGGAAACGCGGCGGATCTGCGCAAGATGGCGGACGATCTGGACGTTATCGCGGGCGGGATCCTGAACGTGTATATGGAACACGTCAAAGAGGGAGTGACAGAGGATCAGATTCGCGCCCTGATGGACGCGGAAACATGGTTAAACGGTCGGGACGCGGCGGAGTATTTCGACGTCGAAACGACGGAAAGCGTCGCCGAAATCGCGGCGGCGTCTGGCGGCTATATCGCAAGGGCTAAGAATATGCCGAAGGATATTGCCATCCAGTGGGCGGCGGGAGCCGCCCGGAACAAAACAACGTCTGATAGTCAGGACGCGCGGTCGGCGGTACTGAATCAGAATAAAAAGCGCGACGAAATCGCGCGGATCATCATTAACAGTTTGTGAAAGGAGATCACGAAATGAAACATGAAGAACTTATCAAAGCGACGAAGGATCAGTTGAACGCGCGTCTGAAAGAGATCGGCACGGCGGCAAAGACGGCAGAGGGCGACGCACTGGACGCGCTTCTGACCGAAGCGCAGGATATCCGGGACATTCTGGATCAGGCGAAAAAGAGGGAGCAGCTTCAGGGCTTCGCCGATAGCGCGGAGGATCCGCAGCCGGGAGCGGGAGAAAAAGACGACAAGGCGGACAAAGACGTGAAGGCGTTTGATAAGCGCGGCGGCGCACTGAAAGCGGGCGCGGGCGTTAAGTTTTCCGCCCGTATCGCGACGCCGAGCGTCCGGGCTTCCCTGTCTGTCACACAGACCGCGCCCGTGGTTCATACCGCGCCGGATCTGAACCAGACGACGAACCCGGTTTCCGCCCTGATCGATATGGTCAAGGTCGTTCCGCTGAACGGCGGCGAAACATACGAACGCGGGTATGTGAAGGATTACGGCGCGGATGGAGCCGGGGAAACAGAGGAAGGCGGCGCATATAACGACGTCGAACCGAAGTTCGGGTATGTCACGATCGAGAAACAGAAGGTCACGGCATACACCGAGGAACCGGAGGAAATGCAGAAACTTCCGAACGCGGATTATGATACCGTCGTCGAGGGAAGCGTCAGCAAGGCGATCCGGCGTTATCTGTCCCGTCAGATCCTGATCGGCGACGGTTCCACGTCGAAACTGAAGGGGATTTTCCATAATCCGGTAGCGGAAAAGGATCAGGTTATCGATCCGAAAACCGATATCACGACGATTGAAGCAATCGACGACGGAACACTGGATGAAATCATCTATTCCTTCGGCGGCGACGAGGAAGTCGAGGGCGTGGCGACGCTGATCCTGAATAAGCAGGACTTGAAAGCGTTCGCAAAGCTGCGCGACAAGCAGGGACGGAAAGTTTACACGATTGTAAACCGGGGGCAGACCGGGACGATCGACGGCGTTCCGTTCGTCATCAATTCCGCGTGTAAGGCGATCAGCAACCCGGACACGGCGGCGGATTCCTACGAAATGGCGTATGGATATCTGCAGAACTATGAACTGGCAATCTTTTCCGATATCGACGTCAGACGTTCCGACGACTACAAGTTCAAGAACGGACAGACGGCGTTTCGGGCGTCCATGTTCGCGGGCGGTTCCGTGGCAGCTTATAACGGCTTTATCCGTGTAAAAAAAAGACAGAATAAACCCTGAAACGGCTTCGACGATTGACAGGGATTCCACGCAATACGGGAAACAGGTTTCCGAACTGATGAACGAGGATGTGAAAATCCTTCCGGGCGGTCATGTTGTGGGAACTTTCCCGTATGTGCAGGAATTTACAAAGTTCAGCGGGACAAAGGCAGAACAGGAAGGAAATTATTTCTGCCTGAAGTTGGGGAGCGATTACGCCGGAAAGGAAATAACCGTCCAGAGAACGAGCGGATCCGGCGGAAAGTCGAAGAAATCGTCTGATCTGGAATGGGTTCTGCGCCTGACGGACGGAAAAGACACGGTTTATAAAATCACGGCTGATTCCGTCCCGGATCTGGTGATTGATTTCGCGGGCGCAACGCTGAACGCGAAGCAGTAAGGAAAGGCAGGGGCTAAACAATGACGATCGAAGAACTGTATAAAGCGGCGCGGCTTCGCGTCAGAAAGGCAGTCGCCGACGATCTGGATCAGGACGTCCGGCGCGTTGCCGATACCGCGATCGCGGACTTAAAGCGGATCGGAGTTTCCGACAGTTGGTTATCTGAACCGTCGGATCCGCTGATCGTCGAAGCCGTCCTGTCGTATGTAAAGGCAAATTATTCCATTGACACGAACGCATATCCGATATTATCGGGAATTTACGACATGAACATAACAAAGATCAAGGGCGACAGTAAATATTTTTCTGCCGCCCCGGATCCGGTCAAGACAGGGGGCGCGGACGGATGACGGAATGTCAGATCACATTGATTCATCCGGGAGAAAAAGCGGATGACGACGAAAAGACGGTCGTTTTCGCAGAGGTTTACCCGATCGGGCGGGACGAATTTCAGTCGGCGGGCGTGAATGGGTACAAAGCAGAAAACCAGTTCGTAATATGGGCGGAGGAATACGACAGGCAGCCGGAACTTATATTCGGCGGGCGGCGTCTGACAATCTATCGGACGTATGGCGTCAGATCCGACGGCAAGATCGAACTGTACGCGGCGGAGCGCGTGGGAAATTATGATCATTAATGTAAAGCCGGAACAACTGGACGAAGCGATCCGGGAACAACTGGAATCGTATAGCGAGGAAATCCGGCAAAACCTGAATAAAAATCTAAAAGAGGTCGCCGACAAGACGGCGGAAACGCTGAAAAAAGGCGGACCTTATCAGGAGCGGACGGGAAAATATACGCCGGATTGGATCGTTACGGCGCAGAAAACGTCGGCGGCGCAGAGCGAACAGTATTCCGTCCATAACAGAAAACACTATCAACTGACGCACCTTCTGGAAAAGGGACACGTCACGCGATCCGGCAGCAGGACGCGGGCATTTCAACATATTTTACCCGCTGAACAGGCGGCGCAGGAAATGACGGTCGAAGCGGTCGAAAAGGCGGTCAGGGACGCGAACGGGGGTATGTGATGGGAAAATATGAACAGGTTATCGAGCGGGCGCGGAAGTTCGGGCTTCCGGTCGCGGAATATGAGTTCAGGGACACGAAAAAAAGTCCCGTCCCGGATCCGCCGTTCCTGATCTATTTCTGTTCAGAGGATCAGAACACGACGGACGCGGAGAACGTCAAGATCCGGCAGATAAACGGATCAATCGAACTTTATACCGCAAGGACGCCGGATCACGATCTGGAACGTCGTATCGAACGGGATATCCTGTTCGATATTGATTTCCACAAAACAACCGCCCCGATCCAGTCGGAAAATATGTATCAAACGGCGTATGACTTTACAGTCACACAGAAATTAAAAATCAAGTAGGAGGGAAAGACAATGAATAAAGCACCTGAAAGAATCATTTTAGGATCCGGTTATATTCATCTGGCGACGTTCAGAAAAGGACAGCAGATCCCGGATCCGGAAAAGTTCTGCACAGACGAAAACCGTTATTCGTATATCAAAAACGGCGCGACGCTTGAATATACGAATGAGGTTCAGGAAGTGACGGACGACATGGGGAAAGTGTCAAAGACGATTATCACATCCGAAGCCGTATCGCTGAAGGCGGGGCTGATGACGTTAATCGGCGACACGATCGAAAAATTATGCGATACCGCCCGCGTCGCGGTTTCGGAAGATGGAAAGTATCGCCGGACAAAGATCGGCGGCGTCGGGAACAGAAAGGGCGCGAAATACGTTATCTGTTTCCACCATGTAGATCCGGAAGATGGCGATATATGGGTTATGATCGTCGGGCAGAATCAGGCGGGCTTCACGCTGTCGTTCGCGCCGTCAGACGCAACCGTCGTTGATGCTGAATTTAAGGCTATGCCGAATCTGGACGACGAAGGGACGCTTGTTAATTACGTCGAAGAAATCCTGTCTGACGAACCGGATCCGGGCGAACAGGTTATCGCGCCGTCGGTCGCGACTGTCCCGGTAGACGCCACGCCGACGGGTTACGGTAAGACGGCGGCGAAGATCATGGGATCCGACGTCAAACTGTTAGAGGGCGGACACGTTGTCGGGACGTTCCCGTATGTCGGAGATTTTACCGGATTTTCCGGTAACGCCGACGAACAGAAGGGAAATTTCTTTTTCCTGAAGTTGGGTAGCGATTACACCGGAAAGGACGTAACCGTCCAGAGAACGAGCGGATCCGGCGGCAAGTCGAAGAAATCGTCCGATCTGGATTGGGTTCTGCGCCTGACAGACGGACGCGACACGGTTTATAAAATCACGGCTGATTCCGTCCCGGAACTGACGATCGATTTCGCGGGCGCGACGGTTAATTCCGACGTATAAGCTACAAAGGCAGCAGGACAAAGAAAGGCAAAGACAAAAGATCCGGCGGTCGGGAACTGAATAACGCCCGCCGCCGGATATTTTCATTCAGGAAAAGAAAGGAAAGGATCGGATCATGGCAAATTTATCTTTTGATTTCAACAAAATTAAACGGACATATTTCAACGTAAAACTGAAGGACGGAACCGTCCTGCAGGTCAAAATGCCGACAAAAAACACATTCGGAAAGGTTCAGGTGTTGAACCGTCTGCAGGAAGATGAAAACGCGGACGTCGCCGACGTCATGGACACGATGGCGGCGGTCATGGCGGACTGTCTGTCTAATAACCTGAACGGGGTTAAGATCCCGGCGGAACAGATCGCCGCAGAATATGACATTGAGGAAATGACGGCGTTTATCGGGGAATATTACGAAAAATTCGTCGGCGGAATCCAGAACAACCCAAATTAACAATCCCGTTCTATCCGGGGCATACGGAAAACGAAAAGGACAAGTTATTTTATACGCCGGATAGCGCGGGGGAACATATGGTCGCCGAATATACCGGACTGAACATCCGGGAGATCGGCGAAATGGATCTTGACGAATATATGTATTATTTCCGGGACGCCTTTATCCATAGCATGAACCAGACAGAGGACGGGCGGAAATATTTAGAAAACGCCTATTATTACAAGCAAACAAAGCCGGATCGGGCGCGTCTGCGGGCGAAATTCGGCAAAAAGAAATAGAAAAGGGGCGAGAACGTGGCGAATAAAATTCGGGGAATCACAATCGAGATCGGCGGGAATACGACGACACTTGATAAGGCGTTAAAACAATCGAATAAAGAAGCGGGTTCCCTGAAGGCGGAACTGAAAGAAGTCAATAAATCACTGAAACTGGATCCGAAAAACGTCGATTTACTGGCGCAGAAACAGAAAATTCTAACGGAATCCATTTCGGCGACGAATGAAAAACTGAAAATCTTAAAGGACGCCGAGGAACAGGCGAAAGCCGCGTTTGAACGGGGAGAATTACCAGAAGAAAAATACCGCGCCCTTCAAAGAGAGGTCGCAAACACCGAAGCGGAACTTCGGAATCTGGAATCGCAGCTTGAAAAAGAGAAAACGGCGTTTGAAAAGGTCGGCGCGGCGGTTTCTGACGCAGGGGACAAGCTGTCGAAAGCCGGGGAAAAGATAACAAAAGTCGGGGACGGTATGCAGTCCGCCGGGAAAGCGTTAGCACCAGTAACGGCAGCGATAACGGGCGTCGGCGTGGCGTCCGTCGCCGCCGCGAAAGATCTTGATAACGGATATGACACGATCATAACCAAAACGGGCGCAACCGGGGAAGCACTGGACGGACTGACGGAACAGATGGATCGCGTTTTCGCGAATATCCCGACGGACGCGGAAGCAGCGGGGACGGCGATCGGGGAAGTCAATACCCGTTTCGGACTGACCGGGGACGCGTTGGGCGATCTGTCGCAACAGTTTATAGAATTCGCGGAAATCAACGGAACCGATCTGAATAATTCGATCGATTCCGTGGATTCCATTATGACGAAATTCGGCGTCGATACATCCGAAACGGGTAAAGTTTTGGGATTGATGACGAAAGCCGGACAGGACACGGGAATATCCATGGACGATCTTTATCGTTCACTGGAAACGAACGGCGCGACGCTGAAGGAAATGGGGTTAGGTTTAACCGAATCCGTGAACCTGTTAGCACAATTTGAATCTTCGGGCGTGGATTCCGCGACGGCATTAGCAGCACTTAAAAAGGCGCAGCAGAACGCCACGGCGGAGGGCAAGACGTTAGATCAGGCGTTGAACGAACAGATCACGGCAATAAAAGGGGCGTCAACGGAAACGGAAGCCCTGCAGATCGCCACGGAACTATTCGGCAAAAAAGGCGCGGTTGAAATGACACAGGCGATCCGGGAAGGGCGTTTTTCGATCGACGATCTGTCCGGTTCCCTGAACGACTACGCGTCCACGGTGGAAGATACATATAACCAGACTTTAGATCCGTGGGATCAGCTTAAAACGGCAACTAACAATTTGAAATTATCCGGGGCGGAACTGGCGTCCACGTTTTTAACCATGCTGCAGCCGACGATCGATAAGGTCGTCCAGAAAGTGAAAGATTTCACGACATGGTTTAAGAATCTGGATGACAAACACAAACAGTTAATCGTCCGCGTGGCGGCGGTCGTGGCGGCATTGTCGCCCGCCCTGTTAATTGGTGGGAAAATTATATCGACGGTCGGAAAACTGACGTCCGGGATCGGCGGCGTAATAACAAAGGTCGGCGGGCTGATCTCAAAGATGGGCGGACTTCCGGGCGTTATTTCGGCGGTGGCGTCCCCGGTCGGGATCGTCGTCGCCGCGATCGCGGCACTGGCGGCGGGGTTCGTCTATCTGTATAAAACAAATGACGAATTCCGGGAAAAAGTGAACGCGGCGATCGAAAAGGTCAAAACGGCGTTTTCGGGCATGGTCGAAAAGGTCAAGCCGCTTCTGGACAAGCTGAAAGAAGCATTTCAAAATTTGATGACCGCCCTGCAGCCTGTTTTTGAATTCCTGATGACGTCCGTTCTGGCGGTCGTGAATGGGATAATAAACGCGGTCGCGCCGATTATTTCGGCGATAACGAACGTCGTCGATTTTATCACGAATATTATTTCGGCGTTCGTGGCGTTATTTACTGGCGATATAGACGGATTTTTGTCATATATTCAAGCCGCGCTTCAGAACGTGATCGATTTCGTGAAAAATATCGTGACTGCGATCGTGGATTTCGTGATCGGATTTTTCGAGGGTTTCGGCGTCGATATCAAACAGATTTTTTCCGATATCTGGAACGGGATCGTTTCAATATTTACGGGCGTCGGACAGTGGTTTTCGGACAGGTTCACGGAAGCATATACCGCCGTCACGACGATATTTTCCGGGATCGGACAGTGGTTTTCCGATAGATGGACGGACATTAAAAACGCCCTGTCCGCCGTCGGGACGTGGTTTCAGACACAATTTCAGACGGCATATACCAACGTCACGAACGCGTTTAAGGCTATCGGACAATGGTTTTCCGCCCGGTGGACGGATATCAAAAACGCCCTGTCTGCGGTCGGAACGTGGTTTCAGACACAATTTCAGACAGCATATACCAACGTGACGAACGTATTTAAGGGGATCGGACAGTGGTTTTCCGCCCGGTGGACGGATATTAAGAACGCGTTGTCGAGCGTGGGATCATGGTTTCAAAGCACGTTCCAGACGGCATATACC